CAAGCGGGTACTCGAACACATAGTTCGCAACACCGTTGTTCAAAGTGGTAAGCGCCGCAGTCATGCGGATGTTGTTCAAACCACGAGTCAGCAAACGACCTTGAACTTGGGTTGATCCACTGGCCTGACCACTTGAGAACAAGCCTTGAGACACATACCCTGTATACCCTGCTGGGATGGTGTAACTGCCTGTGGTTGTGTTGTTGTAGTCGAGCTTGATGATGTCGTACACGGTTGCGGGAACGCCAGAGGTCACCGTGCCTGTCCCGATGTAGATGTCGCCTGCGGCGCTGTTACCAGAGCCTGCGGTTGCCACATAGGCGTAATTGATGCGAAGAAGCGATGCAGTCATCGTCACCGCAGTTTGACCATTCATCGTGACGGTCTCTGTGACTTCGTTGTAGTTTGCATCGAGGCCCTGCACGACGATTGTTCGTGCACCAGTGCCTGCGCTTGTGTCGCTTGCGCTTGATGAGCTGACCGTCATCTGCAAGGCAGAGGCGGGGAAAGTGATCAGGCTTGGCAGAGGCCAAACCGATACTTGAGTTTGATCCACATCAGAATTGAATCCAAATACGGTGACATTCCTGTGGCCTTGAATCTGACCGCGAGAGACCTGCAACTCGAACGGTTCATATGCGCCTTGACGCGAAATAGATGAAATTACGGTTGCCATGTGGCTCTCCAAAATAAATTAAAAGCAGGGGCCGAAGCCCCTACTCGGTTTAGCAATTGCCGCCACGCTTTTTGCCAGCAGGAGCCACCGTGACCGATTCTTTGGTCTTGGTGACACTGTTGGCTGGAGGCTTAGGCGAAGAGAACATGCCCTTGACAGCTTCGTAGGCACGCTTTGGTGCGCCCAAAATGCTCTCACGCATGGCTTCATTCTCTTGTTTCTCGCCTGCTTTCCATCGGTCATAAGCGCCTTTGGATATGTCCTCGACGCTATCACCTTCAGCGTATTTGCCTACCTTGCCACCTTTTTTGAAGGTGCCAGATTGCAGGCTGTTTGCCACAGGGCGGCTGACGAAGTGACGGGGCATCTTTTCAGCTTTCCCGTCGCTTACGACATTACCCCCCGTGGCATAGGCTTTTTTTGCTGAACCACCCTTCTTGAAGCCGCCAGCATTTGCCTCTTTCACACCACCAGTGGTGCCGTTGACTTTGCCGGGCTTAGAAGTGTCGGCAGGACGGTTTTCCCAGTCACCGCCCTCGATGGTTGCGCCAGTCAGGCCGGGCACTTTACCGCCCTTTTTGAAGCCACCAGCGTTGCTCATCTTCACGCCGCCAGTACCGTGGGCCTTGTCGGCCTTGTCACCATCGTGCATTTTGGTGTTGACGAACTTGCTGACATTGCCGCCCTTGGCATAGCCACCTGCATTGGCTTCTTTTACGCCGCCAGTGCCGTGTGCTTTGTCTTTGTGGGCAGTGTCCATCTTGGTCTTGGCGTACTTGCCAGCGTTGCCCTTGACGGTTGTCTTGGTCTCAGCCTTGTCGATGGCGCCACCAGAGGCTTTGCCATGGGCTTTCGATGCAGACATTGCTTCGTGATGTGCCAACTCTTTCTCAAGAGCGGCGCATGCGGAGCCACCTTTTTTCATGCCAGTCATTGCTTTACGCACTTGAGCGGCACGAGCCATACGCTGGGCAGGAGCCATGCCTGCCAAAGCCTGACGGCCCATGGCTTGCATAGGAGCGGGAGCGGGGCCTGTAGACCCTGCCACCATGCCGGGAGCCGCCATGCCACCACCATACTGCTTGTGAGCGACTTTGCCGCCCTTAGCGTATTGGTTTGGGTTCATGGAGCGACGACGCTCTGCCATCGATGGCTTCTTGGGGGCCACGCCAGCCTCGGCGCCTTCAAAGACCTTGGCGTTGTTGCTTGCCATGGACTTGAAGCCTTCGGACTGACCAGCGGCCTTGGAAGCCACTTTGCCACCTTTTTTGAGTTTCAGAATGACTGAAGGCTCATCGGTGAACATTTTCACCATTGGTTTGAATTGACCCATGTTGGCCTCCTTTAGGCTTGAGTTACGCCGAGTGCGCCTTGGCGAGTTGCGTTAGGGCCAACTGCGATTGCAGGCAACAAGATACCAACCACCAGACGCTTGATGCCATCGCACGCGCTCGAGGGGGTGTATGTGCCACGCACATCACCAGTACCAGTTGTTGCAGTGGCAGTCGCGGCGGCGGCAAAAGTGCCAGCGTCTTCAGCCAATGTGCTGTCCCAACCGACACGGGCCAAGTAGCCAGCATTGGTCACGCGCACAGGCAAGCCGATCACATCGGTTGTGCCCACAGCCACGGTACCGCCGGGGTTGCCAGCAACAGCCACGCTCGACACTTGGAAGAACGCCTTTTTGCCGGGCACGGTGGTGGACTGGGTTGTGCCAGTGGAGATGACTTCGCTCATGGCTTGACCGTAGATGTCAAAACCAGAGATGGTCACATTGGTTGCGGCGATGGTGCCAGTACCGATGGTGATGCTCACAGCGCGAGGCACATCGAGTTGGTACACGGTTGTGCCAGCGGCGTTGACCACAGCGCGAACGCCTGCACCAGCGGTCAATGTTGCGTTTGCGGCACCGCTGTAAGAAGCGGCGGCAGACAACACGGCATTGCCCTTGGCTTGAGGGATTGCGTCGAACACATAGATGCGACCCAGAGGGCCAACACCAAGGCTCATTGGCGATGGGTTTGCGAATGCGCCTGCATCCAAGTTGCCATACAGCGTGGTGCTCGATTGGCTTACAGATTGGTTAATCGTGTAGGTGCCAGTGCCGCCAGAGCCAGTGCCGAAGCCAGTGATGTATGTGCCGTTGGTGACTGAGCCACCGTCAACGAACATACCCACTTGAATTGGGTCACCAGACAGCATTGCTGTCACGGTCAGAGTAGTTGAGGACATCGAGCCAGTGAACACGACGGTGTCGTTTTCATAGCCAGTGCCCATGTAAGTCTGGGCTGGGCCCAGAAACAGGTCATCAGAAAATTGAGGCATTGATCTTCTCCTTGAAAAGCATGATCAGTTAAAAAAAAGGGCTGGCTTTTACACCAGCCCTTGTTGCTTTAGAAGCCGGGTGTACCGTAGGCACAACGAGGATCAGTGAAGCCCAAGTCGTAACGCTCAGTAGCCTTGTAGCGCATAGAGTCGGTCTCGAAGTCACCTTCCATGGTCTTCTCCAAACGACGACGCATCAACAGCTTGAAGCCTTCTGGTGCATCGGTTTGAACCCAGAACGCATTGGCGTTGGTCAAACGAGACAGAACAGCGGCACCTTCGTCCAACAAGCCGATTGACTTGACGGGGTTGATGTCGTTGTTTGCGTTACCTGTGCGGAGCACAGACTTCAACAGCACTTCAGCTTGGAAGATGTTGCCGGGGGCCACGATCAATTGACGGGGCACCAAACGAATCTTCTTGCCGTTGTTGTCCACTGCTTGACGAATTTGGATCAACATTTGTTCCAAAGAAGTCTGAGACAAGTTGGCGGCAGTAGCCAATTGGTTGCTGAAGGTTCCATTCACGATGGGGTGAGCGGTGTTGATCAAAGACACACCGTCGCCACCGGGGTAGGAACTGTTGAACGCAGTGTTCAACACATTCGCGGCCAACAATTCTTTGGTTTCCACCAAGGATTGGGCCAAGTGACGAGCGTAGACCTGACCGATACGGATGTGGTCACCGTCTTCAACCAAAACTTTGGTCAAAGCAAATGCCAAACCGTACACTTTGTACAGGTAACGCTTCAAGAAGAGCACGCCACCTTGTTGATAGGTCACGGGCGTACCGTCAGGTAACTGAGGTGCGGCGCCGAAACCGTACAAGACGGGTTCTTCATGGTAGTTGCGAGGAATGCCGTCTTCTTCACGGAACACACGGCTCCATTCGTCGGCTCGTTGGTCATAGACTCCGTCAAAACACTCGTTGAGAATTGGCTCAACGATTGAGCGGAAGTCCGTACTGCGCATTGGTGCGGCCATTTTTTACTCCTTGGCTTTTAAGCAATCGCGGTGACAGCACCGAAGAATTGCGAGTTAGCACATACGACGCGCACAATAGTGTAAGCATCGCCCCAGTCATTGCCCGGATAAGGAGCAACATCAACCACACGCATTTGGCCTTGTGAACCATTACCCACGGCAGTTGCAGAGCCCAAAGTGGCTTGCGACAAACCTGTGGTTGTGGAACCAGCGGTCACATTGGTGAAGTTGTACTCGTTGCCGATGGTTGTTTGAGCCATCGAGCCGTCGGCTTGGATTTCATACACGATGTTTTGATCGTTGTAGAAATAAGCAACGCAAGTACCTGCGGTGTACGCAGTGTTAGCAGGCCAGTAGTTAGACACACGGGCACGGCCAGTAGTGTCAGTCCATTGGACGCCAGCGAAAGCACCGACCCAAGCACCAGAGGTGGTGGCGGGGAGGATGGTGCCGAGAGTACCGCCGATAGCGGTTGTTTGATAACGGACTGGCTGACCTTTGAGAATGTCAGTGTTGTAGCCCGAAGGGATGCCGCCAGCAAGCGCCTGTGCACGATCCAAACCAGAGGGATGGAACGCAGGACGCAAGCCAAACGGAGCAGAGGTTGCACTCATAATTTACTCCTTGTTAGCCCGAAAATACGGGCGTTCGGTTGGGTTGCTGATCAAGAGAGCCAATACCTTCGCCCTCAACGCTCCCTAGCGAACGACCGTTGCTGTCACGAGTGCCTTGGAGGTTTTCTACTTGGACACGAATCTTCTCAGCCTCTTCACGAGGTTTGTCGTGATGGTGATAAGTCATGATGTCTTGGTAGATGTCCATGGGCAACTTGAACAACAACATCTCATTGCAAGAGATATAGCCAACATGCTCACCTGACTTCACGCGATAGTCTTCATAGCCGGGTAACTCATCCGATTTAACGGGAACATAACCGAGGCGAATCCGCTTATCTATGCTGTCGTAGCTGTTGGTTGTTGAAAGCCAGCAAAGGTGCCACCCGTCCATGTCGGGCAGTTTTGGCAATGCTGATTGCGTCCATTCCTCGCTCCACATACGGCGACGCTCCTGCGATGAAATGAACTTATCCTCAGGTGCTTTGCGGCTTGCGTCCTCGCTTGCGCGATCATTGCGGCCACCAGCATTGAGAGATTTTTTGAGACGAGATTCCATGATGTTTTCCCCTTAGATTTAGTTGCGGCGACCGTTTGCGCGGTCGAATTCAATGAACTGCTTGACCATTCGTGCTTTGCGCTCTGGGTTGTCCCACGCACCAACTTCTTTCATCGCCTTCACTCGTTCGGGCGATAAAACAAATTGGGTGCGGTTAGAACCACCATAAGCGGCTGAAGCCTCGCGTCCTGCACTTCCCACAACATTCCTTGGTCGTCTGACATCACGGGTATCCGTGTCATTGGAATCATTGTAGCGGTGTGGTAACTCTTTTTGCAAGCGGCTGTCCAACTCGTCCCAATAATCTGGGTCGGATGGGTTCCAGCCTTGAGTCACCATCAATTCGTCAATCTTCTTTGCCACGCGACTGTCGCCATCACCACCGTTGGGGTTGTACCACTTGTTGCGGTTCATCCACTTGGCGGCTTGTCGTTGCACATCGGGGTCAGGAACATTGACATTTTGCTGAGGTTGACGCAATTCTTGGTCTGCCTGCTTGCGCAGGGTCGTCAAATTGCGTGCTTCCTCTTGTGCTTGTTGCCAGAGCGTCTGCGCTTCGACCATGGCCTCGCCATCACCATTTTGAGTGGCCTCAGCCAGCTTCATCTTGGCGTACTCAAGTCGCACTTGGGCGTCTTCGATGCCCTTGTCAATGCGTGTCAGTTGCTCTGACTTGGTATTTCGTTCCAGTTGGGTCAAGCGGCGCTTGAATTCCTCGTTTTCACGCTGGAGTTGTTGAAGACGAAGGTCTTTTTCCTGATTGGTCTTGCGAATCAGTTCTTTTTTGATGCGTCGACGACTGCGTTTGACATCGCGAAGTTCGTCATCGTCATCTGGGTGGTCTGCATCGTCATCATTGACGCTACCACCGTCGTTTTTGGCGTCTTGGGAGGCGTTTTGATCGTCCCCTTCGATGCCCTCAAGCATGTTTTCAGGCAAATCGACTGTTGCCGAGCCGTCTTGGCCCTCAACTACAGCGATGTCGTCCTGATTTTCTTTTGGATCAGCCATTTTTACCTCCGATTAGACATAGGCTTTGAAAGAAAGTGGATTGCTCGTGACTTTTGCGATCAACTCGTGATCGTTCAAGGTCATGAACAGCACTGGGTCTTCGTTCTCTTCGTCGGATGGGTCTTTGATCTCCCAACGATCACCACCCCACTTGGGAACTCGGACATAGTCGCCCACCTGTGCCCACGAGCCCTCAGGCCATGTGGTCATGGTGTCGCGATTCTTGTACGCCAGTGGGCCCAACGCGACGACTTTGCCGATCATGTTGTTCCACTTTTCGTTTTCCTTGGTCTCCTCGACCAAAACGATGCGTCCAGTTTTCTTTTTGATCCGTCGGAGTTGCACGATCACTCGGCCTCCCAACGGTTCCATCCCCGGTTTGACATCGGGGAAAGCCCACGCCAAATCTTCAGGGTCAGGCGTAGTGTCTGACGCTTCAAATGTGACGATCTTCTTTACTTCACTCATCTTCTCTTCTCCTAAACACCATATCTCAGGTGCATCTTTAAGCGCTTAGTCAGCGCGGTCTCGCCACGGAGTGTGGCTCATTCTTGATTTTTCTCTTCGTCCAGCATGTCGTCGATTATGTCCAAGGTTTTTTGCAGTCCTTGGTGCTCTCCGACCATGCGTTGATAGCCGTCCCAAGAAGCAGGAATTCCCTGTGCGAGGGAGACCTGCAACTCAGCTTGGCGTATCTTGATCCTGTGGATCAGTTGTTCAAGCATTCGATTTCTTTGCGCCGCTCAAGCCGCCAGAACGCTTCGCAGGTTGGCTGTTGCCGCCCTTTGGTTGCATGCTTTGACCATTCAGCTTTTCGCCCATAGCCATGCGCTTGTGCTGACGCACATTGATACCTTTTTGCTCTTGATCAGATGTTGCCATTTGGCTCTCCTTCGGTTGGTGGTGCGGGTAGTTCCGCTGGTTGTTGAGCCTGAGCCACATTTTGAATGGTCTCGTGCGTCAATTTTGCATTCTCGATAGCAATCTTTGTTTGATTGTCCACCACATGCTCTTGCATGTCCTTTTCCATCTTGGCCTGAGCCAGTTGGTTGTCGGCTTGATCCTTCGCGGCCTTGCGCTGTGTCTCAGCCATGCTGGTGTCCTTGACCACTTGTGCGTCAGGTGGCAGGGGCTGGCCTTGTGCTTTGCGTTGCTGTGCCATCTGCACGAGCGCCTGCAAGGCTTGTTGGAACTGACCAAACACTTGTTCGCTGTCCAACATGACATGCGCACCCACCGTGGTGTACACCTTGTCGATGGTGGAGGTGAGCGCGGGATCGTCGTAGTTGTCCACGGGCTTGCCCACCGACTGCTCGACATACCCGTTGGCACGATTGAGGTACCACAAGGTCATGTGTTGCTTCAAGTGCTCGATCAGGTTGTTGAGGTACTGAGGGTCTGCGAATGGCGACTGGCCCAAGAATGGGTTCAACGCGAACTGCAAGTGGTCTTGGATGTGCGCGATGTGATCCTGTTGCAGGTACGCATAGGCAGGCTGACCAATGAGCAGGGCGGCGTTCTCATCCGCACTGGTGCGTTGCTCTGGGGCTGGTGTGTCTTTGAGCAATTCGTTGATGTTTGGCACCTTCAATTGCTTCAAGAACCGTTGTTCAACAGCTTGGCGGTTGTACAGGTCGGGTGACTTGTCTGCACGCGCCAGCACGGCCTGAATCTGAGCCATGCGTTGGGTCTCAGAGAAGATGTGCGGATCGCTGACAGGCACCACATCGGTGTTCTTGTCGAAGTCTTCGCGTGTGATCTCCAAGTCGGCAACCACATCACCCTTTTGCATCTCATCGAAATGCCAGCGGTTGAGGCGGCACAAGATTTTGAGCACACGGGCTTGGCTGTCGTGCATGCGTGCGTGGATCGATGAGAACACTGCGGCGCCCTGCTCGATGAGGGCTTGTGTCGTGCCCACGGGTGCGTTGGCGTTGACATCGGCAATCTTCTCTTCAGAGGTGGTGACCACGCCCTTTGCGGCCTTGTCCAGCCAGCCCAGCAACTCGAACAGAGTTTGTGAGGGTGGGTTGAAGGGCATTGGCATAGCCAACTGGCGAATGTCGGTCACGCCGGGGGCGCCCTCGATCTCGATGACCTGTGTCACATCTGGCTGTGCTGACTGACCGCTGATCTTGGCGCCCTTCAGCTTCAGCATGGTCGCTGTGTTGTTGATGTGCGCAGTGTCCAGCAAGGCACGCAGAGCGCCCGTCAAGGCCGCTGAAAGGCCGCCGATGAGGTGAGGCAAGCCAATTGCGTATGCGCCGCGCCATGGGATGAATTTGAACTCCACGACCCAGTCCAGCTTGGTCATGGTTTTGTCGTTCTCTTCCCAGTTGCGGTACAGGCCCACCACTTGGTTGTCGAGTTCATCGATCATCAAGATGTACGGTGCGCTCTCGCCCTTGGTCTTCTTGTCGTCTTCGAGTTCGAGGTAGCAGTAGATGTGGTAGACCTTGCGCAGGCCGTCCTTGTTTTCCTCAAACTGCTTGCCTTCAACTTTGTTGTTGGCCTTCTCAACTTTGCCTTGTTCTAGAGTGCCAGAGGCTTTGATGTAGTTGATGTCGCGGTACATGCCAACACGAATGCGGCGCTCGAATTCGTACTGGGTGATCTCGTGGACTTCAGCGGCGCGCTGGGCCGTGTAGAAGTTGGTTGCGGCGAACGGCAGGATCACACGGTCGATGGGCAAGAACTCCACGCATGGGCGCTTCTTCTGCTCGTCAAACCACAGCTTGAAGTACTGTGAGCCACCCAGTGGCAACTGCGTGAGCAACTGCTCTTGCTCGTCCTTGAATTCTTCGATCTGCTCGGTGATCTGCCAGTTCATGAAGTCGCGCTTACGCTCGGACTTCTGGGCTTTCATGTCATCCATCTTGCCCAAGACTTTGGTCTTGACTGGGCCGTCTGGTGGGAACATCTCTTTGATGGCGCGAGATGCGAAGTCCACACAGCCCTCTGCCATGGCAGGGTGCACCACTTTGCTGGCGCCCATGAATGTTGCACCGCCGGGCGCGTCGTTGCCCATGCCAGTGCGGCGAATGCCCTCTTCGTACTGCTTGTCGCGCAGTGAGCGTGCTTCTTTGTCGGTCTCGATCAGGTCGAGGTAACGGAAGGCCAGCGTGCTCAGTGTGCCTGAGTCGATGCTGTCTGCAAGGTTGTCGTAGAACTCAGGGTTGAACTCTGGGCCGTCTTCAATCGTGACAATGGCAGAGCCGTCATCTTGCTCTTCCATCTCAATTTCAGGCAGGTCGACGACAGCACTGCCGTCTTCTTGCTCTTCGATTGGATAGTCGTCTTGGTTTAGTTCGTCCATCACTTAGCCTTCTTTGTCAGTTCGAGACGCATGGTGTCCATGTTTTTGTGGACTGCGACACGGTTTTTATTGCGCGAATGATACTTGGGTTGCTCTTCGTCTTCACCTCGACGCATTGCCAAGTGGCGTTGTGAGGCGACATTGCTCTCAGGGAATGCATGGAAGTCATCATCGCTGTAGCCGTGGTGACGACCCATCGACACGCTACCACCTCGTGCCTTCTTGAGTGTCTTGGGCATCGAGATTTTCTGTGGCGCGACATACTCTTTGCCCATGGCTTTCTCTTGCTCTTGGGGTGCGTCGATCTGGTACTCGCCATTGTTTTTCATCGCGTGCTCAACATGAGTGCGGTTCACATGGTGCGTGAACGATGTCTCGTGACCCAAGGTGTCTGTCGACTCGGTGGGTGTGGTCATCAAGATGTGGCCTGCCTCTTTGCCGTTCTTGGTCTTAAAGCGATTCTTTGGCAAGAACTCAGTGTCTTTGAACCGTGAGTCGGTTGGGATCATGTGAGGTGTGCCGTCGTCGTTCTTACCCACTTGCACCAAGCGTGGGTGCAGGATGTGTTGCTTCTGGTAATCGTAGCGACGACCGTTCAAAGTGGTGTGACCAAAGTGCGCCTTCTCAGGCGTGGTGGGCTTGCCGTTTCCACCGAAGTGCCCCTCTGGGCCTTCTGCTTTTTCGTCTGCGCTCAACTCGTGATCTTCTCGACCTGTTGACCAGTACTTGGCGTGTTTGATGGCGCCTTCCATGTCCTTGCTCAGTTGTGAGCCACGCTTGACATCAGTGACCATGTACGAGCCCTTGGGTGGCGTCTTATTGCCTTGCTCGTTCTTGAAGTCGCCTTTGTTGTCAGCCGCCATGATGGTGTTGCGCACACGGGCTTTGTCGCGTGAGATGTTCTCAGCGATCGACTGGCCCTTCTTGACCTTGGGGCCCACATTCGAGTGAGTCACATGGTAGCCATTCTCAGGATCGTGCAACTCGTTGGTCTTGCCATATGAGTTGGCGATGATGTCTGGCTTGCCCTCGGACTTGCGTTGGTCGTTCAGGTGACGCAGGACATGACGCGACGATGTGTCGGTCTCGTCCACCACATTGGGACGGAACAGCAAGCGTTGGTTCTTGCTGTCTGCAAGGCGTGCGGCATTGCGCAGTGAGCCTGTGTGAGCCAGTATCCAGTCGTTGGTCATGGCTGGGTCGTGCTTGGCTTGTTCATGGGCGGCACGGCGTGTTGCGGCGCCTGCGTACTGCGACTCAGCGTTGGGCGCGAAGCAGGTGCCCTTCTTGGTGTCCACAACGCCATGCTCATCCTTGCCGCCACCACAGCCTTCGGTTTGACCGGGGCAGGTGTTGATCACATGGTACTTGGTGTCTTTGCCATGGCCTGATGTGTACAGCGCGTGACCTGCCACGCCTTTTGATGCGTAGCCCACATGGGTGCGACCCTTGTCGTCGGTCTCGTGGCGCACGGTGTCCAGCTTCTCGGACTCGTCCAGCGTGTTGGCTGTCTTGCCGATGTGCTTGGCGTCACGCAGGCGTTGCAGTGCCTCGGCTTCGGCCTTGTGCTGTTCTTCAATTGGCTTGGCGAAGTGTTCAGCCAATGTCTTCTTGTGCATCAAGGCCATCTTGTTGAGGGTCAGGGGCTCTCGGTGATCGGAGCCGTAGACCTTTGCACGGGCCTCGTTCATCTCATGCAGGCCGACAGCGCCAACCTTGGAGTTGCCTTCCAGCGTGTGGCGAGGCACCACGATGCCCTTCACGCCACCAGAGCCCTCGGCATTGACCGTGACGCGCTTACCAGTGTCTTTAGGTGCCTTTGTAGTCAACTCTGATTTCATGTCGTCCACCGACATCGAGCCGCCCTTAGCCATGGGCTTGCCTTGTGGTGCTGATGGGCCCATTGCGCTCAGGGCTTGGCCTTGTGGGGTCATCGACAGCATGTTGCCCATAGGCGGTGTTGGCCCTTGTGGGGCCGCGCCTTGGGGAGGTTGACCGCCTTGTGGTGGCTGGCCTCCTTGTGGTGCCAGCGGTGGCTGGATGATGTTGGGCATGAGTTGCTGACCGCCCTGCATAGTGTTGGTGTCCACACCACCGATGGGCATGCCACTGGGTGTTGCCACGCCGCCGGGGGAGGGAATGCCTTGCTCTTGGTTGTCAGGTGCGAAGAACATCTTGGGGGCCATGCCGGGCGCCTCGTTGACGCCGATGTTCTTGAGTGAGATGGGGTCTGTCTTCTTTGACAGCGCCATCTTCATTTGAGCGAGTGATGGTTGCACGATGCCTCCTTGGGCTTTCTGTTGAACTGGCGGCTTGTAGCCATGATGAGCCATTGCGGTTTCTGTTTCACTGAGCCAGCCGTTGAGGCTTGGATAGTATTCATTCAAACTACTGATATTTTCTTCTGGGTTCTTAATGACATTGAGTAACTCTGATGCCGAATAGTGTGATTTTGGATGCACTGGTTGACCATAGATGCTCTCCAGCTTGCGTTGCTCGTCGTAGTCCATGTCGAGCAGTTCTTTGTTTCGCTTGGCCTTGGCGGCGTGTTGCTCTTTGAATGCTGGATGGTTCTGCAAAAAGTCAACCGCATTCTTGATGCGTGGAGCGTAGTGCTTCTTCGCTTCGCTTTGCTCAACATACTTTCCTTCGCTGATTGGCACAAGGTCTGTGTTGTGTAGGTCGCCAACATCTGTCCACTTGCCGCTCTTGACGAAGTCATTCACAAATGGAATGTAGTCCTTCTTGGGCTTGGCGTTTTGCTTGCCTTTGATTTGCATGATCCGAGGTGGAAGCGCATCTCGTGCGGCTAAGTATTCTGGCGCCTCATACACGCTACCACCATGCTCACCACGACGAGCACGCTCATTGATCTCGTCCTTCAATTCTTTGGGTTGATTGCCCCACCATGTGTTGAAGTCGAGATGTTGATTTGGCTTGACCTCGATGGTCACATGGGGCTCGTTCTTCTTGTCGCGCAGGCTGAAGATGCGAGTCTTTCCGCTTGCCACATCGGGGCAGTAGCCACCGACGCAGTGGCCCATGGTGTCGCCCTCGTACTTGAGTGCGTCTTCCAGCTTGCCGTAGTTTGGGTGGTGGATAGTTGCTTGGCCTTGTGGGTCAATGTATGTGCCAGATGGTGATTTGCTCCAGCCTTCTGGCAATTCCTTGTCCATCGTCAACTCGATCCACTTGAATCCGTTGCCATAGTCTTTGTGGACTGGCATGCCTTCATCGCGCTTGAGGGACGCCTCTTGCATTTTCTTGGTGCGCTCTTGGTTGTACTCGGCGGCTCGACGCACGGCCTGCTCCATGCTGACCTTGTTCAACTGCTCAGGCGTGATGCGCCCATCAGCCAAGTCCTGCTTCAGCACATCGATGATGTGGTCAAACCCAAGGTAGTGCGCATGCATGTTGTCCGTTGGGTGGAACATCTCAGCCTTTGGATCGGCCTTCTCCATCCATGGCTCGACATGGCGCTTACCTAACGATGTCTGGCCCATGCGGAGCACATCACCCACGGTGGTCTTGCCGACTGCTACATCGGTTGCATCTTCCCAAGCCTTTGCGGCCTCGGTCTTTCCGAGTTGCTCACCACCATGGCGTTGACGATGGCGCTCTGGTTCTTCCAAGCCATGGGCAAGGTACTGGCCTGTGCCAACTTGATCATTTGCCATGTGCAGGATGTGATCCATTGCCATTTGGCGTTCGCTGTCTGCCTCATTACGCATTTGCACCGATTGACGAATGAGGTTCTGTTTTCTGCGTGGGTCAGCTTCAGCCTGAGCCCTGTCCGTGATCTTTTGGGCACGCGCTAGGTCGCTTGCATGCTTTGTTTCAATCTCTTCGTGTCGTTTGTCTGCATAGATGCGAACGGGATCATCCGGAGCCGCCATCTGCTTGCGGATGTAGTTGCCAAGGTTGCGTTGAATCCAGTTGTTCAGGTGAACCTTGTGCTCCAACTCTTTCATCTGGCGTGGGATGGTCTCACGCACCGTTGGCACTGACTTAGCGGCTTCCTCGATTGCTTCGGGGTGCCACTGCCTTTGCATCTCAGCCAATGTTTCGGCTGGATCGCTTCCGGTGGTTGTTCTTTGCTTCAATGGGTGAAGCACATCCTCGACACCCTTCATCCAATTGCGTGGGCCTTGACCACCGATGGCTAGACGCATAACTGCTTGGCTTGGCACTGCTCCACCGCTTGCCTTCTTGGGCGCCCAGTTTGGGTTGGGCTGGATCGCTGGCGTGTACTGACGGTCGGTCTCTTGCGTGTACTGCTTGTCCTGCTGAATCTTGTCCAGTAGCTGTTGGCGCAGTATGGCAAGTTTGTACGCTTCGCTTGGTGGAGGTGTAGCCATTTCGATCTCGGTGGGGATATTGGGTCAATTATGCCTTCGCAGGACAGTCTGGGCAACGACCATCAGCTTGGCATATCCCCAGCATCTGACAGCATCTGCGTGTTGCGCCATCTGACCCACTCTCGCAAAGCCTGCACGGCGTCTTCTTCGAGCACTGGTGCGTTTGGCTTTGCCATGATCTCGAATCGGTTCGCGCAGTATGTGGTTTGCACTCCTCCGATGTGGGTGATCTTTTCATAGTCCTGTCCTGTTTTGATGTGCAAGAAGTCGTCGCTCATGGTGGTCTCCTGTTGATACTAGTTAAACTAGTAATGCTTTGTGTTTACTAGTTGAACTAGTAGTGGATCATGCCGCATAGGGATTGCCTCTGCCGCGCATGTTGTATATCTCGGCGTCCGTGATGTCTTCCAACTCGATCTCTTCCCTGCGGGGGAAGTCGATGCTGATCCACCCGGCGTCACGCAGGTAGCGCAGGCCCTGACTGATGCAGTCCACGAACTCGTCATGCACTGTGCCCTCAGGGAACGAGCAAATCTGGCTGACCATGCCCTCGGCCCAGTCCTTCACATATCCCTTGCGCACGCCGCTCTCAGGCGCCCACACGCGCCCTGCTTTGATGATGTTGGCAACGATGCTCAGGCGTTGAACTTTGTCGGCCCTGCCGGGGTTGTAGGCATGCACGGGCAGGTGGGCACGCTGCAAGTCCTGTATCAGGGAGATGCCAGCGCTCTTGTCCTCCACGAGGATGGTGTCCACCAGCTTCTTGTCCCGGCCCTCGCCATAGACCGTCTCGTACTCGGCGATCACCTTGGGGCGCAGGTCAGGGTACTGCAGGTGCTCCTGCCAGCAGTCGAGGATCATGACGCACATGCCGCCGTCCATGGGCTTGAACACCCCCAGCGTGATGCTGCCAGTCGGGTCGTTGATCGTCTTGTCGCTCGTGGCGCAGTCGTAGGACTGGATGATGTACTCCAGCTTAGGGAAGGGCTTGTTGGCAGGCCACAGGCGGAACCAGTCGCGCTTGACGATGCCGCCCTCCTCGGGATCGATGATCTCGGCGTGGATCTCCTGCCGCCCGAGGTTCGTGCCCTCGTACTGGAGGATCTGCTTTTGGAAGGACGGGGCCAAGTTCGCCACGTTGACGTAGGTGCTGGCCTTGGTGACCACCACGTCGTCGCCCTCGCGGCCGATCAACTCCATGATCAGCGGCTTGGGCTTGGGGGTTGTCGAGGCGATGATCCGTGTCCTCTGGCCCAGACGGACGGCGAACATGATCATGTCCCATGAGTCCTGCAGGTACTCCCATGCGGCCAACTCGTCCAGCCATGCCCCGTGCCACTGACCACCACGGAAACGCTCAGGCTCGGACGCTGGGATGCCCTTGATGAATGACCCGTTGATCAGGTGTATCTCATGCAGGGATGAGTTGTACTTGGCGATCAGGCCCTCAGGGATGACCTTGAGCAGGCCAGAGTCACCCTCAAAGCAGGTGCCCTTCAAGTCACCACTGGTAGGCGCGGAGACCAGCCAGCGGGTGTTGGGTTGCTCCCATGCCCACCATGCCAGTGTCTCAGCCGCCGCACGGGTCTTGCCTGCACCGCGCCCGGCCAGCATCAACCAGATGTTCCACCAGTCGCCTGTGGGCTCGATCTGGTGCTTGTGTGCGGCCTTGTGCCAGCCCATCTGCCAATTGACCACCGTCTGCGCGATGGGCGTCAGCTTGGTGAATTCTTGGTCAAGGTACTCCTCATCTTCGAGGATGGCCTCCACTGCGCTCATAGTTCTGACTGGCGTTGCATCTTGATGGCCTTGAGCAGGTCACCAAACACATTGAGGTTGTGCTCCACCACCACAGGGCTGTCGTCGTCTCCACCATGGGTGACTCGGTCGCCATACTTCTTGGGCCGTTGCTTGGCGGCATTCCACTTCCGGGCATCGATGCGTTGCTTCTGCCATGCGATGTACGCACTGTCCAGCTTGATGTCCACCACATTGCCGTCCTTGTCGTACACCGGGACGGTCTCAGGCGTCTCGTCAGCGATAGCCACGATTTCATCGGCGTGGGTCTCAGCCTGCTCTTCGCGTGCGCGTGTGTACCGCTCAAGAAACTCAGGATGCCTGTTCAACCACTGGTACACGATTGTCTGGCTGGGCATGTCATCATCCCTACAGATTGATCTCAGCCCCTCCCCTGATGCAAGCCTATTGCATATCGTGTCTACGAGGTCTTCGGTGTACTTGGATGGTCTACCACCCTTGTTCTTTGGCGCGGCGACTTCTTTCGCGATGTCTGCCAGTTCGTTGCTCAGTGACTCTTGTGTCACCACGAGGCTCGGCTCTTTGGTCTTCGTCTTCTTGTCGGTCATATTCCAGTCCTTTGTCGCACAATCGTTTCAGTGCATAACTGGAAGTTTACATCTGGCGGTCGTTGATGTACAGAATTGTCATTTCGCGCACACGGGACATCTCCATGATCTCGACCAAGTCGTCTCTGCTGTTCCATGTGCCATAAGTGAGGATCACCTCATCCCTGAGGCCACGGGTGGCGTCATGGTTTGTGATGTATCCCCACTCACTCGCGCCCAGCTTCATGCTGTTAGCCAGTGTCCGGGCTTGCTCGTGGTTGCCTGCGAGTATGTAGAAGCGTTTCACTCTTGCTCCAATGGCACATCACGCCACTCGCCCTTTTCTGTCGGGCCCCAGCCGCTCTCCCACCATTGCTGGAGGATGCGCACCAACTTGTGGTCGCCGTTGATTTCCATTTGGCGCTCGATGAAGCGCAGTTTAGGTGTTGGTTTCATGTTTCTTCCCTTCTTCAAAACCTCGTTGATATTCGGCCTCCAAGCGGCCCTTAAATGCCTCTGCGATCCAGTTGATGAACACAATCGCGCTCTCGGTGGCATTGCCCTCGAACTCTAGCCCCTCACCGTTGAAGTCGAACTTGCCGATTTGCATGTTGTCTTCGTTGTGGAAGATGAGGCTGTAGTTGGGCTTTGGCTTGTGGAACTGCACATAGTGGTCGTCCTTCTTGACCACATGCGATTGTTGGCACTCAGGCCCTTCGTGGTTGTCGCTCATTGCTCCCTCGCTTTCATCATTGCGTCTGCTATCCAATAAGAAGCCTGAGCAAGTTTGTCGTCTGGACTTGAATAATTTGGGTCACTGAGAATTGCTTGCATCGCCTTGGCCGCAAAGTAGTCACGCAATGTCATGCCTCTGTGGGGGTCAAACTCGTGGTATGTAGGAAACGCTGGCCCACCATTATTCTGCGCTGACATTGAGAATCCTTCCCTCTGCGAACTTGCGGTACGCCTTGAGTTCTTTGTTTTCGCGCTCCAAACGCTCGATCTTGCCCTTGAGGTGGTTGATGGTGCTGTTGGCACGCTCGATCCACTCTGACACCTCGCGTGGCATGTCGAACATCTGGTGTTCTTGCTTCTTTAGTGCGGCCTTCTTTGCCACCACCTTCTTGGCTGGGGCCTTCTTAGCTGGCGTCTTTTTGGCAGTTGCCATGGGTACTCTCCTGTGGTTGGTAACGGATGTCTGGCGCGTATGCGCACAGGATGACGAACATGACGAACATCATGCCGATCACGATCTTTTGCCCGGTGGTCTCAGGCGGTTGTTGGCTGGGCAGGCGACTCATCATCTCGTTGATCTCTTGCTTGTTCATGTGTTCTTCTCCTTGAGTTTGGCTTCAATGGCGTCATTAACTTGACCTGCGCCCAATTGAGCAGACCAGATGCTAATTGCCTTCCTTCGCTTTATCGCGCCACATTTTTCACATTCGCACACTTGATGCAGTGAACCGTT